TTTTTGGACATTGCTTTACCAATTGCCTTACGACGCTTCATCAAATACTTATCAGATGAATCTTTGTCACCATCATTGTCTACATCACCATCTTCTTTACCAACTGGATCTAATCCACCACCACCTTTTGCTTGGGCAGTTTTCTTACCTTTATACTTTTCAGATTTAGTAACCTCACCATACTCAGTCATTTCAACTGAAGAGATGTTTGGATTATTACGTAACTCAGCAATCTTCGCACGACTTGCCTTTCTTACATAAGAGTTTCCACTTGATTTATCAGTAACTCTAACCTTATATGTCTTTTCTTTTGACTCTTCTTCTGTTATCTCTTCGTCTTCATGTGGTATTACATTACCGTCAGCATCCTTCTTATGGTGCTCAACAAATACTTTGAACATTGCTGATGCTGTAGTATCAGCAACAAGTTTGCTAACATCTACATAATCTTCACCCATCAACATCTGTTTTGCTCTTGTCTTCACAGCAGGAGGTGCAGGTGACTTGGCAAGTTGTCCAGCATATGCTTTTTTAACAGCCATTGGATCTGCTTTTCCACCACTCTTTGCTTTTAGAGATTGACGAACTTTATATCTAGTATCGTAAGCGAGTTGTCTTGCTTGTTTCTCAACTTTTTCTTTCGCTCCACCACCTACCATAGGTGTGGAAGGTTTACCAGTATTTTCCATGAAGATAAATTACTTACTCTTTTTCCTATATTTATTTATGAATTGTTTTCCGTAAGAAAAACCAGGAACTAACGTCTCTACATATTTTCGATGAGCATCAGTGCCAACTAACCTTTGACTTGCAGGAACACCTGATTGATTTGTTCCATTTACAACTGCTTCGGACACATCTTTCAACCATGATTTAAACATAATTTTATCTTCAGTTACACATATCAAATAACTTGTGCCACGTCGAATAATTCTACCAATTAATCCAGTGTTTATATTTTCAACTGTCTCCCCAATATTAAAAACTTTTTTGCTTACATAGTTTTCACGTAAATTCTTCCAATCAAACTTAGGTGCAATCTGCCACAGATCCCATCCCTCTTTAATCTTCATTGACTTTCTCACATTATCAAATAATTCTTTCGCTGCTTTTTTATTCATCGAAGTAGGAACACCTCTTAAGAAACCATCAAAATCATTTTCTGCTGCTGCTTTTCTTTGCTTTGAAGCAGACATTCCTTCTACACTATCAGAATCAGGGTCACGAGCACCAGCAGAACGAACTTCTATATTGTCAAATTGATACATTTTTCCATTATAATTATTAACTAACTTATCAAATTCTTTCTGTCTATCAGCACCACCAACAATTCGAACACCAGCATAACCATCATTATGTGCTCTCGTTAATATATCAAAGATAGTTTTATTACCAGGATCATTGACTATCTTTTCACTATGCTGTGGAAACATTTGTTTCATCACAGAAACTTTCATGTCAGTATCTAATGGATTTTTCTTTTTATCCTGACTACGTGAAGGTATGATTACATAATCACCATCATCAGATGAAGAAGCAACTGTGTTCAATAACTTCTCATGTCCTGTAGTTGGTGGATTGAATCTACCAAATGCTACAGTCAAAGTTCCTTTTGTCTTTTCAACCTCTGGAGGTTTCATCTCAATTGGTTTCTCTGCCTTTGGTTGAGATGATGTTTGTTGTGATAAATTCTTTTCTTTATCTGTTTGTGGTGGATCTTGCTTACCTACTCTCTGTCTTTTATTATAAAACTTTAACTGTCCTTTATCTGTCTTTGCTACAAACTCTCCTTTTTTATCATACCATCCTCCATGCCCATCACCAACCAAACCCATTCGGGTAGCTTGTTGGACTGCTGTAGATTCTGATATGAACTGTAAAAAAGACTTCATCTTGATAATTTGAACATTATTGCTTTTTCATTTGCAATAATATAATTAATAATTTTTTGTCGCATTTGTTTATATTTATCTGTTTTCCGTTTGTGCTTCTTATTATCAACTACACTATCAAAGGATGTATATACATGATATAAGAAATCATTAAAGATTTGCCTTTGATTTTTTGACTTCGTTTCAAATGAAACAAATAGTTTGTTAATTAAATCGTTCATTTCTTTTTGTAATCACACATGATATGAGATGGATACTTTCCACCTTGTTTATTTCGAAGATTAAACATGAATTTAAATTCACTACTTTCACAATGTATGTCTAATCTTTTTCCAGATCCTCTTGCTCCACCATACTGAAGTTCTATCTGACCTGTAAGTTTAGATGCTTTCTTCATATATTCTTGAGTCATTTCATACATATGAAATTTGACTCCTTGTGCATGAACCATATAGTATCCGTAACCCATCGCATATTGAAGTAGATTTTCAATTTCACTTTTTTTACAATTTGCAGTTACGTTAACTTTTTTTCCTTTATATCCTTTACCATAGTTATTAAATACATTTGCGTATTCAATTTTATCAATGGCAAACATTTTGAAGATAGCATTCCCTATATTATTATTATAACCTGTAAAATAGTTTTTGTAATCACTTTCTTTAAAAATTTGTGTAACACCTGAATTAATAAAAGTCAAAGTATCTCCAAATTTTAAAGATAGATATACTTTTTTTTCTCCACCAAAAGTAGCAGTGATGTCAGTTATCGTACTCCCTATATTTTTTGTTTTTGTTCCTCCTGCTCCCACATATAAACCACCAGAGTAACTAAGTGGTCTTTTTTTATTCGCACCACCTTCTTTAATTGCTTTAGTTATTCCACCTTTTATATTATGATCTTTATCAATCAGTTCTACTAATTTCTTTGCTTGATCTTCATATTTTGTATGTTCACATAAACATTCAATTTCACAATCAAGACTTTTTAAAAATTCATCTTCAAATTTATTACCTCTATTTCCTCCTCCTTGTCCACCAAACTCTGATGTTTTTTGAAGATCTGCTAAACTAACTGTTGCGATTGTTTGATCATTTTTAAACTTTCCAGTCAGAAGTATTTTATTTTTTGTACCACCAAGACTCATGTTCTCCTGCATTCGAGCAAGTGCTTCGTCATAATCACTCTTTTGATCTGGTTCATATGAAACTATTTCATCCCCATCAACCATAAAAACCAAAGCTGAAGGAACAAAAATTCCCTCCTTTGGTTTTCCATTCGTTCTCTTTACAGAGAAGATATTCATGTGACCTGGTTTATGAAAAAATTTGTCTAGAAATGTTTCGTCATTACTTCTCTTACCCAAATCGGCTTTTGTTAAGTTAGCCATACTTCATTACTTTTTGAAGTATTTATTGATAATGTCTATCTGATCTTGATACTTAGCAATCATATTTAATTCTCCTTCGATTGCTTCTACAATATTTGAATGCTCTCCAATACCCACAGGGTTAGTTAAATAAACCTCTACGTTTGCAACATGTTTTTGAATATCACCATTAGCATGTGCTAAAAGTGCTCTGATTAATTGATCCCTCATAGGTCTCCTTCCTTACGATTTTCTGATTGGTAGACATTAAACTCTCCACCAGGATATCTCTTCTTTAATTTATCTACATTCCCTGCCACTACTTCTTCAAGTGAAACATCTAATGCTTTACATGCCTGCATTACATACCACATAACGTCACCCAACTCAATAATAAGATGCTTTCTATTATGCTCGTCCCAAGGTTTACCTTGGAAAACCATCTTCTTAACGATCTCCATAAACTCACCACCTTCAGCACTGATGCCAACAGCAGCAGTAAGAAGCCTGTGAATATTGGCACCCTTTCCGTCAAGGGAACTAATACTCTCAATAAAGCATTGATAATCCTTACTGGAATCGGATGTGACACCATCCACGAATATAGCATACTTATCAAAGTCAATTTTTTTAGTCATAGTCAAATTCTAGTTCTTTTAGTTTACTTTCTATTAATTGGTTTTCTACTGGTTCAAAAGGTAATCTTTTTTTTACTTGAGGTAATCCTTGTTGACCTGGTAATTCACCTTCATGTTCTGCAGTAACGTCAACAACATGAGGTGGTAATGGTTTTGGTGCATCTATTCTCTTATAAGTAAATCCTTCATCAGGATGTAATCTTAAAGTATCTATAGCATATTTTTCATGACTACAATCATTGTAATGTTGACCTAAACTATCATATACAGACCAATAAGGATAAAAATGATCAGGTATTGGCATTAGAATTTAAACTCCGCAAATGATTTTTTAGGTTTTTGTTTAAATTTATTATACTCCTCATCTTGTCCACTGTCAAGAATATCTTCTTGTGCTTTCTGTTCACAGTCATATAACCGCATCTTAGCACGATCTATTCCTATTACAAATCTTTTAAATATAGTTGGATCATTATATCTATTCTTAAGTTGCTTAACCATTATCTGATTTAACCCCTCAAGTTCCTCAGTAGATATAAGAGCAAACATAAGATCAGCAGTTGCAGGAAGGCCAAATGACTCAGAGGTATCGGTAAGATCAACATCAGAACTAGCGAAACCACTACGAGTGGTTTGAGTAGCGGATACAATCGGGACGTTCGATTCGACGGCAAGACCACGAAGTTCTTCCGCAATCGCTTTAATATAGGAATACGAATTGACATTAGCATTTGCTTTGTAACGTGAAGATGCACATATATTTAAGTAATCTACAAATATTATATCAGGTCTGAAAGATTTTTTTAATGCTAGTTCATTAAGTAATCCTTTAAAATGTCCACTGTGTGCACCTGCAGTTGGATATTCTTTGATAATTAAATGCCCTTGAGTTTTTTTAGATACATCAGTGACTTTATTTTCAAACATTGACTTTGGAAGGTCTGTTAAATCCTGAATTGAAACATCTAATAAGTTTGCATCAATTCGTTCAGCAATTTTCTCCTCTGCCATTTCCATTGTAATATAGAGTACGTTCCTCCCTTGGAGCAGCACGGAGCTAGCGACGTGGCACATGAATAAAGACTTCCCGACACCCGTACCAGCAAGTGCGATGTTAAGAGTCTTATTAGGTAAACCGCCTTTGGTAATTTTATTAAAGTATTCGAGATCAAATTCAATTTTTTCTTCTTTCTTGTGGTAAAACTCATACCTTTCTTCGTAGTTTAGTAAGTAATCATGACCGATATTATTATCAAATGAAACTGATAATGCATCGGATAAGATGTTTGGGATTGCATCACGATTTTTCTTTTCATCATTGTCATCAGCAATATGAATTGAATCCATTAAAGCAAGATAAATCGCACGATCACGACACCACTTTTCAGTCGTATCAAGCAACCATTGATGATCGACAGGTAATTCTTTAAAACTTTGAGTAATCTCTCGAATATCTTTTGCTTCAATATCAGTCAAATCTGTTCGATTTTCAACCTCAATATTTAGTGCTTCTATTGTTATAGAAGATCCATACTTTACAATAAAAGATATTATTTCTTCAAAAATTATTGTTTCTTTTCGATCTTCAAAATAATTTGGTTGAATAAAAGGAATTACTTTACGAGCATAATCTTCATTGTATATTAAGTTTTGAAGTATTGTGGTCTCAATCCGATCCATAAGAAAACTGCTTCTTGGCAATAGTGTCTAGTTGTTTCATTATATCATCAGTAAAGTATTCTGTCGGATTCCTTAATATTTCTTTAGCATATATTTTTTTACCATTCATTTCATATCTACCTGCTACATTCTTCCACATCCCACCAAGTTCTCCTAATTCAAGAAGACCATAGTATCTATCGAGTCCTCTCTCATCATAATAGAGTCTTATCTCTACTTGTTGATTTTCTTTTGAGAGTCTTGATTTAGCCGTCTTAGCTTTAATAATGTTTCCAACAACCTCTGTCTTATCCTTTTCCTTTTTTTTGCTGAGATAAATGATTGTAGACGCGGCATACTTGAGGCCACTGCCCCCTCCCATTTCTTTAGTTGGGACATAAGATCCGATAACATCGTAAGTGTGGTTTGTGACTATAAGTGGAATGTTTGCTTGACCAAGTTTTAATGTAAGCATACGGAATGCTCCTTTGACAAGTTGAGATTTGGTCATATCTCTTACTTGTTTATCATCTAATGCGTCTCTTATTTCTTTTTCTGTTGAGAGCATACCTAAAGAGTCTAACACAAACATACAAGGTTTGCGATCCTCTTCATCTGTCTTAAGGTATATATCTACTGCACGAAGTGCTTTACTTCGAAACTCTTCTATGGTAACGACATTGACAACAACAAGTCTGTTTTGATCAATTCCACGAGATGTAAGTAATCCCTTGGTGATTGCAGCTTC